TCTTGGCATAGTGCCGTTTTTTCTACACCACAGAGCGATAGCGCTCCATAAGGAATACGGCATCAGGCCCCATCCGGTTCCTTTGTTTCTGCAGTAGTTGACGGACTGGTCGAAGTTCACGCCGGTCTTCGGGTCCTTAAACGGAAGTGAGTATGCTCTGTCATTCATTACAATGTTCTGGAATTTCGAGACATACACAACATCTTTTTCCGCACCACCTACAGAAAATGCCGGATGGATGTTCTCACTTCCTCCAGCAATTACATCTGAGATTTTGAATTTTGGAAACGCAGCCATGATGGACGGCATCCCACGATCATCCAGTAAAACTGTGTTCTTTCCTCCGGACAGTGCCTCGACTGCCAGCTTCATATCATCAAAATTTGCCATGATTTAGACCTCTCTTTCCCATAATCTCAGTTCGCAACGATCCATAGAAAAAGGAACCGGCTTCAGCTCTTTGATAGTAGGCTGTTCGGTTCCCTCTTCATTCTCTGGATCATAGTTCGGATTTTCTTTTTCTACTTCTGTATATTCCCTTGCAGGAATAATGATCTGTGCAACATACTTGTCACCTGCATCGGCTCCCATCACCAGTCCACCGGTGTAGTCTTCGCAAATATCGATCACAACCTCATAGTCACGCTCTTTCTTTGAGACATTGAACATCAGCTCTCCATCGTCAAAGTCGATCGTTTTTCCAGATACCTCGTAAGGAATGAAATTCTTTCCGTCTTCCGGTAAGTGTGTAATCTTCATCAGTAATACCTCCTCTGTGTTCTTCCCATTTCCATTGCTTCACGGCTTCTGACCGCAGTTACTTCTGCAGCTTCTCTCATTGCCGGGTTGTTGGTGTCGATTCCGTACTTCTTGGCAACATACTCGATGTCTGCCTGTCTTCTTTCGTCCTGGATAATCACATTTGCCATGATTACATTCCTCCTCTCACATACAGGTCCATGGTTACTGATTTCGCAGATCCAGTGTAAGCTACCTTGAATCCATTCAGCAGCTTGTCCGTAAACTCAATATCTCCCACAGCACCACCAGACACGCTGGTAACTTCTGCTGTGATAAGATACGTCTTATAATTGCGTGGAGTTTTCAGCTGAATGGTTTTCACTGAGTTATTAAACGGATATACCTGGGAGTTTGTCAGGGTGACTGTGACTTTCTCGCCGTCAAGTCCCTCTACTTTTCTCATAACACTTTTCAGCATCCTGACAGCCTCTGCGCTTATTTCATGTCCTTCCAGGATTCCCTGCTCCATGTGATTGAAATTAGTTGCGCTCTGCTCAGTGCCTTCCTGCAGGACTTCTCCTGGATCAGGGACGTGTTCAATGCTTCCGTCCGAGTTCTGAGTTTCTTTGTACCGATACGGATTTTCTACGACTTCATCTTTCCAATATGTCGGTTCGTACATTGTGCATACCTCCTTCCTACTCCTCTAAAATGTTGATGGTTACTCGGTAATAAATACCTTCCTTTTTGGATTTCTTGGTGATATTTTCAGCTTTACTCCACCAAAGCTCTCCACTTGTACTGTAAAGCTGTACTTCTGTTACCTTTACCTCACCGGATTCCGAAGGGTTTAATATAAATTCAATCTTTACTTTTCCATCACTACTAATAGTGATATCTGTAATCTCTGACCGGTAATAGGTGGAACCGATTTTGTATTTGGCATAAGCGACCGTATTCTTCACATGACTTCTGAATCCGGCCAGTGCCGCAGCTGATAACATTGCTACTCCTCCTTTTACAATTTTCTTTTGCTTCCGCAAGCACGATACAAAACTTCTGCATTTGTGCTATCTACCTGCACATTTAACGCTCCTGGTTCTATCTCGGCCAGAAAGCTCCTATCTGGCTTTGTGCCAGAAATAGGATAGGGAAACTCGACACCTTTACCTTCTGACGAAGCCTGCAGCTGTAACGCAGTCAGACGGGCATCGTATGCTCTATCCGGTTTGGTTCCAGCTACAACATAAGGAAATTCCCTACTCATTCTGTTCGCAGTCACAATAACAGAACCATGTTCCGAAATCCCTACCCAATTAACTTGCGGATATGTACCTGCTTTTCTTCCTCTTGCTGTCATTCGATAAGGGAATTTCTGCGGCTGAGGATCTGCCCGAATTTTGATTGTTGTTGGAGTATCAAAAACCACTCGGAAACTTTTTTGTGCCTGTTTCACCTCGTTCACCAATTTTATAATCTGATCTAAACTGGCTTCCGAGGTTCCAGGGCTTACCCTGATTTCAAAGGTGTGGGGTGCTGTGTTCTCGATCAGCTCAACATCCCTTCCGCACAGTTCCTTCAACAGCATCTCAATCCTGGCCGGATTCATTGGCTTTCTATAGTTTCTCTTTCGGATAACCTGGCTTCGGCGTTCTTCAATGCTCAACGATTCATTGGTTGGTATGCCATAGCTTTGTTCCCAATAAGGAAGGGACCAGGTTGCCGTTTCCGGAAAAGCCTGCTCCCTTAGTTCATTGATTGTTTTCTGCGCCAATGACAGAGGTACGCTCATAACCTCGAAAATCCATTTTCCCACATATGAGTTGTCATAAATGGGGGAAATCATACCCATCATGTCCCTTGCAAGTTCTCTGGTTGGGAAGTTCTCTAAATCAAACATTTAGCTTCCCTCCTTCACCATGACAGACTTTGTGCTCGGATACTGATCCAGTTTGATTTTGATATTTGAAATGCCGCCATTCATAAGCAACTCCTCAAAATCATCAACACCGGGCGTATTGGTAAGTACTGAATGTACCCAATTATATTTCACTTCTCCTTCCGAATTTACGGTCTTGTAATACTTCGCAAGGCCAGCTTTAAAATCTTTTAGGACTTCTTCCTGGGAGTATCCATCTTCCAGCTCAATACTCTTGATGGTATAATCTATCTCTACCAGCTCCGGAGCGGAAACTGTCAAAATAGTATTCGGCGGTGCAAGCCTGTCCAGCGGGCTTTCAGGACTCATTATGTAGTTATATACTGCTTTCTGGAGTGTTTCGTTTGCAGCTTCTCCGTTTCCGTCAAGCACGATGATCTTTACCGTTTCTGGTCCGTTCCATTCCGGTACAACAATGGCTGTTCCTATTCCGGCTACCGACTCGGCCCAGCGTTTGTAATCTGACTCATTACCGATATAAGAATCGTCCATCTGCTCGTTTGCCTCCATGATTCTCTCTCTCAGTTCATCGTCCGTCTCTTCCTCTGTACCGCCGGTTGCTTTTACAGGATTGGTGATCGATACAATTCCCTCTACCGGAACTGACATCATCGTAATTGTGTTTGCATTCACGTTTGATTCAACGCCGGCAATCATTGCTCTTGCGATTACAGTTCCAGTGCCATTTTCGTTCAGTACGCACGCCTCTTCGGTGGCAAATTCTATAGACTCCACTTCTTCTGTTGCTGGTGTCGCAAACACCGTTCCTGTTGCTATAATAGTTCCTGGTTCTCCGGTAATTTCAATCGTAACACTGGCAAAGTTCGGTGCTTTTCTCGCTAACCTTGCCATATTTGCAAGGTAATCAAGAAATTCTCCACTGCTCCACTGTGGGAACATCAACTTCAATGTTTCCGGGATGTAATATTCCAGCAGTTCCGATGCGATCAATGCTGTTGGCCTGGTGAAATCCCATGGGAAACCAGCCTCCGTTTTGTCAATATCATCTGGAAGCATATCCATCATTCTCTGATGAATTGTATCTACATCGCAATACTGTAGAAATGCAGGCAATGTAAAGTCTTCTGCCATCTTAGCTCACCCCTTTCTCAAAGACAGTTGATATTGTTTCTTCCTCTTCCCACTGCGCTCCTTTGACGATGAACGAAACCACCGCATCTCCAGAGCTGTAATCAAAAATAAAATTGCGGACGTACTCTGTTGCCGGGTGAACCAGCAACGCATCAGTAATCGTCCGCTCAATCTCGCTTTCCCTTGAATCCTTGTCCGGGAAATCCTCCATATCTTCAAACTCGGTGCCAATATCATCGCTATACGCCAGAAATGCTTCCCTTTCTGTCTGAATAACTTTCCAGCACCACTGCATAAATGCTTCCCTGCCGTCTGCACGAACCATTTTATTTGATCCGTCTCTCACGAAATCTCCCTTGTCGAAGTCAAACGCCACCGAAGAGCGGTATCTTTCTTCGTATTCGGGATCGTCCGGTATCTCCGGCAGGTCAAATACCGGAAATAACTGGTCTGCCATAAATCCTCCTTCCTATGATTTCTTTACTACATCGACTACAACAGGAGTATTCTTTACCCATGTTACAAGAACGGTATCTCCAGCTTTCACCTTTGGCAAAGTTACTGAATGTTCGTGGCTTCCGTTTCCAGAGTTGTGTCCTCCATGGCTTCCTCCGGAAACCAGCCGTCCAAGGTAATACTCTCCTTTTGGAATAGGAATAGGGAACATATTAGTTGTCAAACTTCCGTCTTTTCCTATGACACCGAAGTCTGGCTCTATGTCCCCTATTCCATCTTCCATAGTTTCTTTTATTCTTTGCTGCAATACTCTTGCCAGCTTATTCATTCCAGGATTTCCTCCTGCGGTATCTGCCACGGCTTCACCTCCTACTCAAATGTGCCTTCATCAACCCATCCGTAAACATTGCTCTTGCTATCCATGTGTACTAAATGCCATGGATGAGCTTTTCCGTTGCCTGCGCAGTTCGGTCCTAACGTAATCTTTGCCTTTCCTGCAGTTGCTCTATAGCCTCTTGCATCTGACCAACTGCTATCGTAATGTGTACCACCTTTGAAATTCACGACATCTCCTACTTTGTATGTCTTCTTTTTCGTAGTGCCTGACGTTTTCTTCTTTGGTGTTGCGGTAGGACCGGCTGTCTTTTTAACATCCATAGTCATCTGACCATTTTTGGCATTATGCTGAATGCTATTTATCAGATAATATCCGTTCAGAGAACCGACTTTTGCATGGATTATATCTCCTTTCCGGACACATGGAATATCCGGTGCAATAAGTTTACTGGTAACTTTCGGGCTTCCCTTTTCTTCCAGGATTTCTTTTGCTTCCTTCTTGGCATCATCCAGCTTATCGCTCTTTGAATGAGTGATAATCGTCTGAAACACTCCGTACTGCGTCTTTCCATTAACGGTTGCTTCTACCTTTGCTGCTTCGTCAGATTTTCCGGAAGAAACAATTTTTACCCTTGTAACCAGGTTTGCAATACTAATCTTGTGGCTTACCTGAGAGGAAACATCACCAGAAAAATGATAAATGTCTGTGTTGCTGCCCTTTGCTATAACCTGAACCTTTGATTCTGTGCTCCGCACTATTGCAGCTCCTCCACCTTTTTTCTTGGCTTCATCCAGTACTTCCCGGATAATATCTCCTAGTTTTTTGTTCTTCAGCAGTATCTTCTTGTGTGCTACATTCGGACCGGTGTACTTTGAAATGGTAATGCCCCATGATTTGAAAATTGCTGTCAGAATACTTTTTGTCTTTTTCCCGGAAGCAAAATAAACATTGTCGCTGCTTTTCTGCAAATTAAAAAGGTTGTCATAGGCAACGACATTAAAAACATCATCACTTTTTGAAACCTTTCTTTCACATTCCACGATATTTCCCATGGCAACAATGCCCTTTCCGCTCCCCCAGTAGGCCTTCACTACCACAACAGAGTTAATTTTTACAAGAGAAGAAAGACGTTCTTTGTTGTACAACGCATTGTACATATTGAAATGTATCTTCATTGCCAGCTCATCTTCGTTTTCTTCCCAGCCAAGCTCCTCAACTGCCTGAGTAATATTCAGCTGCAACTTCTTTTCGGTGATAACAATTACCGTATACGAAACATTATTTACATTTATCAAGAACCCACCTCCTACTTCTTTGGAATAGTTAGCTTCGTTCCTGGATAAATCCAATGCCCGTTATTGGATGATTTCCTGCCATGTTTCTTTGCAGCTGCTTCGATTTTGTTTTTATTCAGCTTATAGATTTCCGGGTATCGTGAAGCTTTACCGAGTTTCTTCTGAGCGATTCTGCTTAACGTGTCTCCGGATTTGATAGTGTAGGTTGTTGTCTTGCTTCCGGTCGTGGACTTCTTGTTGCTTTTCTTCGATGCCGGCCGTTGAGTTTTGGAAGATGTTCCGATTTTCAGCTCTTTCGTTGTGTAAATCTTAATCTCCCTTGCAATAATGAATTTGATATCATAATAAAAATCACCGAGGCCGCCGGAATATTTGCCTTTGAAGCTGGAAATGTAAACGCTGTAGTTTATACAGGTTCCTGTTACCAACAATTTGCAAATGGTTCCATTGTCTCGGTACTGCTCCATTCGTTTAATCAGCGTATTGGGATCAACCCACGATGATACAAATGGATAATTTTTTCTCGCTTTCCCCGGGAAGATTCCGGACCATGATATTTCCTTGATTCCCTGTCCCCTGGGGATTTTTACGTCCCCCAGGGATATGATAGAATAGGTCATGAACTTTGCATCTGCCCCAAGAGTAATTTTTTCCGGCATCATTGGAAACTGAGTAACAGCCCCGCCGGAAGGTCTGATCGATGCATTCATCTCTTACGCCTCCTGTACTGCCGGCATATTGTTGAAGATTTTACCCATGCGTTCTGCAATCTCATCGCCAAGATCATCTGCCATCTCTCGGATTCTGTTCTGCAGAACCTGGAAAATCTTTTCTTCATCCATGTTACTTCCTTCAATCTTAATGACCGGATTCATATTTACATTGACTTCAACTTTTCCTCCACCATCATTCTGCTGCGCATTATTTATAGTGAAGGTCGTACCATCTCCTTCTGACGCATCCTTGCTACTCTCGTTAGATACTGCTTGCCCCATAATGCTCCAGACTGTGTTGTCTGCCTTTTCTGGAACCTGCGCCAACTGTATGGAATCCTCCGGAATAATACTGTTTCCGGCACCTACCGCTCCACCATTGGCATGAGCTGAGATTTCTCCGTCAGGGCCAAGCATCCCGAGAGTTTTTCCTGCCTGCATCCACAAACTGATTCCTCTTTGTCTGCGTCCTGGCACTGTAGGAATGATATACTCTAAGCCTTCCTCGCCCACCCATGACAATTCTGCTCCGCTTAATCCAACTTCGCCTCCATTTGCATGACCTGCAATAGTAGCTGATACAGATGATCCGCTACTTGATGTGGAAATGCTGGCTGATGGATTCGTAATATGCCAGTTCAGTGTAACTGCGACATCTGCTGAGGCTGAGAATCCCCGAGAAAATGTACTCTGTACCTGTCCGGCACATTCTGAATAAATGGCGTCTGCATTGTTTGTCTGATCGAGCGTAACATCTACATGGCCATCTGTTGGAATTGTTTGCGAAAATGCAGACTCTACATCTCCTGTCGCAAGAGAATAGATTTCTGATGAATTATTGGTCTGATCCAGGGTAATTTCTGCATGACCATTGGCTGGCACGCTGCTTACTGCACTTTCAAGTTCTGCTGTTACCTGTTCCAAGACTCCAGACGTATCAGCCGTTACATCAGAGAATGTAACATTCGCACTTCCTTCGACCGAAGCATCCCCGACAGCTCCTTGCAGATCCTCTTCCACTTTTCCCTGTACATCTTCAGCATTTGTTGTTGTGTCCGTAACATTAACATTTGCGGACGTATCCTTTTCGACTGGTTCTGTATCTGTCTGATTTACCGCCTCCTGGGTTGCTCCCTGCAGACCAGATGCATCTACCTGCACCAATTCTGATGGCACAGTTACCGTTGCTCCTGTCTCCACCTCGATTCCATTCGCCGCAAGTGTTCCGGATTCCATGCCAAGTGCCGCTTCAATCTGAGCGGCTGCTGATTCTGAATCTACTTGAACATCGGACAAATCTACTTGAACGCCTTCTGCAGTAACAGAAAATTCAGCACCCTCAGTTGTCAACGCAGACATTGCCTGGTCGATTGCTGATTGTGCTGCATCTCCATCTACTTCGGCAGTTAATGTGTCCATGGAAATCTTGATTTCATCTCCAGGATGAATAACGTATGGGCTTTCGATGCCGTTCTCTTCTGCTATAGTCCGCCAGTCAACACCGAGGGCATTGCCAATATCCCATAAGCAGTCCCCGGCTTCAACTTTGATAGTCGCACCCTCTGCGGTAACTTCCTCCGTTGTTGCCAAATCTCCCAACTTTTCATTCAAAGCAGATACCCACTTGTCCTTGTCAATATCTACATCACCATCAACTGATGCCTTTAAGCCTTCCAGGGTTACGTCTTCTGTAGTTGTTTCAGCTGCTGCCCGGTCTATTGCCTCTGTCAATTCCGGTGGAAGCTGAGAACGGATAGTTTCGTACATAGGATTACTTGGGTCTGTAAGTGATGCTTTTAATTCATCGCTTCCGTTCTGCCAAATCTGATTAGCGTAATTCTGCCATGTAGCTGCAGTATCGCCCGCCGCCGCTCCAACTTCAATGGCTTCGTTGAAAGAATCCATCAAACTCTGTGGAACCGCTTTTCCGACTTCCCTGTAATCGTCAATTAATCCCTGCATCTGCGTTACGTCTGGTTTCATGCTTTCATACATCGTGCTCAAAGCATTTTGTGTAGCATCTGTTGTGAATCCAAGTGTTTTTCCATTGCCAAGCTCATTGAAACCATACATCAGTGCATTTGACGCAGAGAAAGTATCTCCGCTTGCCAACATATTCTGTGCTGATTCCAAGGAATACTGTGCATTTTCTGCAAGGCTCTGTCTATTACTCTGAATTTTTTCTGCATATGCAGAATTAAGTGTGTTCGCTCCCAGCTGCAAGCTCTTAGTCAGCTCGCTTCCTTCCTGCCCTTTCACATACCAGCCGGTCATTTCTTTGTACTGCTTATTCTGAGCAGCTGTGATCCTGCCGGCCGATTCCATTGAATTAAGCTCTGAGTACCACTGCTCAACATCTGCCTGTACACTTTCTTTTGCTGACTGCCTTTGACCTCTCATGGCTTCCAGTAAATCAGTAAAGGACCCGCTTTCCAGATCAGCTGCATTCAGATTTCCGTACTCCTGGTTGATCCAGTCCCACTTTGCCTGAGCTTCTGATTCTTTCCAACGGGCAGTAATATTGTTCATTTTTTCCTGCAAAGCACTGATTGCCTGTTCTTCATCAACATCGATGATGCCATCAGTCAAGGCTTTTTCTACAGCAGTCTGCAGATCATTCGACAGATTAGTAAGTTCCAAGTTGTCTGCTCTCGCCCAGTCTTCGATATTCTTTGCGAGGGTATCACCTTCTTTTGTTCCACCAATGTAGGTCTGAACATGAATATGTGCAGCAAACGTCCTGCTCTGCAGCTCTTCGATTTTGGAATCCACAAACGTTTTAATATTGCTCGTATAATCCTCTCTCTCTTCCGGAGTGAGAGTGATTCCTACCCTACTCTTGAACTCCAGCACATCGTTAGACTCCAGGGCTTTTTGTGCTGCCTCTCTCAGACTGTCTGCGTTTTTTACCTCATTTAGAGCAAGTTCTACATTCGTAAGGTACTTTTGATTAAGGATGCCGGAAGCAATTTCTTCCGCTTCTTTTGCAGACAATTTGATCTTTCCGAAATGTTCTTCCAAATTATCATTCAGAACTTTGGAATTGTAATTGTCTACCGCCACTGCGATACCGGCAATAGCCGCCACAATAGCTGCTGCTCCAAGTCCGATCATTCCTGCTTTAGAAGTCATTCCTGTTAAGGACGTAAAAAATCCTCCGACTGTATCTGCTTCGGAGGCTGCTGATGCGATATTTTTTATTGCTGATCCGATAGGTGTTAATGCACTTGCGACATTCTTTCCTCCGCTGATTAGCTTTGATGCTCCAACTCCAATTAATCCGGCACTTAACCAGCTTGTCAGACCTGCTTTTTCACCGCCAGGTAGAATTGCTGATGCACTGGAAAACAATTTCCCGATTCCCTGTGACAGCATCGACTTGCCTTCTGATCCAGCCCAGCTCATAAACGGTTCTGCAATGATCTTGTCCCAGGCAATATCAACTTTCCCGAAGAAATCTGCATCTTTCCACTCCTGGGAGCCTGTCATACTCTTAATGCTTCGTTTAAGTGACGTAGCTTTTCCGTCCACAACATCCATGATATTGTTCAGTGCTTCTTCTACTGCCGGCATTTCTGCAGTAATTCCTTCAACCGCAGTTTTCAGATATGGAGAAAGCCTTTTTCCGAAAGAGTTCTGTACTCCTTCTACTGCGCTCTGCATCAAGGTCATTGAACCGGCCAGATTATCCATCATCG